CGGTCATCTGCGGCGGCACTGGCCTCGTGCTGGGCGTCGTAGCTCTGTATGCGGGCATGCCGGAGTTCCCGGCAACGGACCCCATCACGGCGGCAGCTGTGGGCGCGGTGTCCGGCCTTGCGGCCACGGGCATCAATCAGGCTGTGAGACAGCTTGGTAAAACTGAATAGCATATGAAAAAAAGCCCCCGGTTCAGGATTTCTCCTAGCCGGGGGCTTTTTTTATTTTATCTCTCTATTAAGTATATATTCATATCTCTCAGGTAAACCAATTTCGCTTTTTAAAATGATTTCTTCATACCTTTTGAAAATATCAATAAGCATTTCAACTGTTTCACGCTTACACTCTATGGATGGCTGTCTTCGAATTAAGACAATGATATATGCGAATAAAGTTGTATTGCAAATATCACGATTTTTGATGAGAAACTGCGACGTCAATTGAGCAGGAGGGCTATAACGTATATCTTTACCGTACAATCTGGCACCGTGCGCACAACGATTACGCAATTCCGATAAACAACGTAAGTGGTTCTTGAGAGTATCTTCGTGGATATTTCCCATAGATATTGCAATCGATTCCTTTTCCGAAATCCACATTGAATTGTATAGTTTTGATAAATTTGAAAAAGACAGTAATTCTACGATTACCCATAGTGGCATTTTGTCTTCATATTTTTCTTTGTGATGCTGTACAAATAGCTCTCCGTTTCGGTGTTGCTCTTCACGGCTGATGCTGTCCATCACTTGCCTGTAGTGCTCTTTATTATAAAAATTCTCTTCTTTATAATGAGCCATATGCGGAGACTTTTTATTTTTAGCCATAGAAAACCAGTATGAAATTTGCGTGCGTGCAAATATTTCTACGCGTTCTAACGGTAATTTAAGAGCGTTTCTCAATTCTTCATCAAAGAGATAGAGACGGTATACCATATCAAAATCGGTACCTGAAACGTATCGATTACCCTCTCTATCCCCGCGAAGAGATAACGCATATCCCGTAAAGCGGTAGTAGTTAATTTTTGATAATTTGCGCTCTGCGTCCTTAGGATCGGATATGCACATCCCATGTTCCTGTAATCGTTTCACCTGTTGGGAAAACGATAGTGGCCCCTTTAGCTCCATTTTGCGCTCACCTATAAAATAAAAATAAGAGGGCCGAAGGAAACCTCCGGCCCTGGCCCCCAAAAGAACGTATAACGGTTTGGGCAGCTCTCTTATCATTATTATATGCCTGTAGCTGAAAAAAGTAAACAAGAANCCAAATACTGCGACCGCGTGTGCGACGAAGACACGGGAGCATCCTGCAAGGAGGTCGCGGCACGGGAGAAATACGCCGCACAGGTGAAAGCGGACAAGGCGCGGCAGCTCTACCAGCAGCTGCGGAACAAATACCAGATGCGCTGCGCTCGCGCACAGGGGAACGCCAAAATGCGCGAGGANTTTTTTGATTTCCTATTGACAAACAGTATAAATGTGATTTCCCAACGCTTCATACAAAAGAATACTGCCCCGCCCATGAATAACGGACGAGGGCAGCGTACACCGCGCGAAGCGGGAAGCGCGGCTATGAGGATAGTATATCACAATAGTAGGATTTTGTCAGCTAAAATCCCGTTAAACTTATACAGTTCATCAACGATGCAAGAGGACAAGAATGCAATGAGGTAAAATAATAAAAGAAAGAGCTGCACATTGGCAGCTCTCTTTTAGACACGTGATATGCTCCACGCAAATATGAGATATTGCAGGCCATCAAGCATCCTGCAANCTACAACAAATGGCGTGATACCGCGCAGAAGGCAATGGTCAAATACCAGGTAGGGGAGATGTCCTTCGAGCAGTTTGCGGAATGCATTCAAATTCCATAGAAAGCAAACAGACCGCGCAGAAGATATCTCTCCTGTGCGGCCTGCTTGCTCTACTTTAAAATCATGTCCAGACAAAAAACAAACCCGAACCCGCTCTCATACAAGAGCAAGTTCGAGTTTGCTGGTAATGGTGACCCGACCCGTTTTCAGGTGTTGTATGGTACTTTTCACCGCTTGCGCTTTCTGAAGGAAACAACTCCAAGTGCTGCGGCCTGGATTTCGTTGGGTCAGGATCTGTCCCATCCGTAGAAATCAATGTTTTAATCTCGATGGTATCTGTGCGTATATTCACGCGGCTTACAACGGCCAGTATAAGTTTTAATCCTTCGGGTGTGTCAATATCTACCTTCGCCACATTTTCTACACAGCGGCGAATCGTAGCGTCGTCAAGCCCTACATAGCCCTTATATTGATTCAGCTCTGCCGTTTCTGCTTCGATTTTTGCCTTTTCTTCTTCCAAGCGCCTGACCTTTTCTTTCAGCTCCGCGCTGACCACGCCTTCCAAAAGCGCGTTAACACCATTTTCCAGTTGGCGGCATACACGCGTATACCGGGACGCCAACTCTGCGCGACGTGTATCGTATTCGGTAGTGATTTGCCGCTCCTGGTCGCGTGCTACATCAACCAGCATTTCAATATTGGCTGGCTCATTCAGCATTTGCTTAATACTGGCCGCGACCGTCTGTTCCAGCCACTCCGTACGAACATTTTTCATTTTGCATGTATGTGTACGCCTTTTATTATTGCACTCATAGTATTGGTAACCGGATGCCTTGCTTCCCATCACCACCATGCTGGCGCCACAGTCACCGCAGAATACACGGCCGGTGAGCAGATATTCGCGCTTGGCACTGTATCTCCCGCCAGCCCCCTTGCGTGTTCGGATTCGGGACTGTACCTGCTCCCACAATTCTTGTTCAATGATAGCCGGTACACCGTTCTCAACCACAATAGCGTCCTCTTTGCTTTTGGCGTGACTATTCCAGCGTCCGTCCGCCTGCGCCTTGGTGGCGCCGTAAACAAGGCGGCCGATGTATTTTTCGTTTTTGAGCAGGTCAAAAATGGAGTTTTTCCCGAACGGTTGGCCTCGTTTTGTAAGATATCCTCGGCTGTTCAATTCGTCTACGATTTCTCCGTAACTGAATCCCCGTGCGAATAGTTGAAACACAAGGCGCACGGCCCCTGCTTCATGCTCATTGACCACATACTTTTTGTCCTTGTCAAGATCGTACCCCAGGGGCGGCTTACCGCCGGAGGATTTGCCCTCCCGGGCGTTATGCTTCAGCGCATCTATTGTTTTCTGGCGCGTTATCAGAACCTGCGCGTGATTGAGCATCGCTGTTGCAGCTTCATTGATGAATACGGCGGGGTCTTTAAGATCTCCTCCCACCATTGGCTGTGTCACACTGGCCACCCGTGCTCCCAGCATATCCACGTCTTTTCGGAACTGAAACCACTCGGTAAATTCGCGGAACATACGGCTTTGGTCGTACACGACCACAAGCTGCGCGCCGCCCATGCCCAAGTGCATCATGCAGGCTTCATAACCGACACGGGTCTCTTTCATGCCGGAAACGGCTTCATCGGAGAATATTTTTCCCACCTGATAACCATTGCGCTCACACCATTCGCGGCATTTTTCCACCTGAACGTCGATGGTCACAGGATTCTGATTGTCTGTTGAATACCGGGCCAGAATATCGGCTACCGGGCGGGCAGCAAATTCATCCATATCGTTTTCCTTTCTAAGGCATCCATACATAAAGAACCTTTTATTTCCCGCCAGAAATCTTTTTCCATATCCAAGAAAGCGCATATCGGACTACTAGCCACTCAATAGCTAATACTCCAAAGTCAAACCAAAAGCCCTTTGTTGATGGTTCTGAACCGATGTAACCATGAATCAATAGGTCGAATAGTAACGGCAATGTGCCGAATGATGCGATAAAAGCCGCCGGTCTTCCAAATAAAACCTGCAACACAGGCTTCAAAACTGTAAGGCTTGCGCGAAAGATAGATCCTATTACTCTGAACGGAAGCGGTGCACACTGACTGCGCATCTGTACCAACTTAGAACGCCCCCACAACCGAACGCCAATGCGTTCTGCAGTTTCAACGGCGGCCGCAGTAAATTCCTGATTTGTCATCACAACAGGGGTTCGATTTCCATAATACGCAGCGCCGGAAAACGCCTCCTGTACTGCATGATTGCCCACTGGTGAAGTGTAGCGCTTGCACTGAATCGCATAGCTGTCCATGCCTTTCTGAGCAAGCACGTCAATGCCATAATCCCCGCTGGTTTGCGTCACTTTTACGTTGCGAAAACCGTTCGCCCGGAGAAGCGATGCACAAAAGTGCTCAAACTGCTCTCCTGTCATGCTATCGCATGACTTTATTGTGGGAAGCAATGTGTAGCGCTTCTTTGGCTTGTTCTTTTCTGTTGTGTGACGATTCTCCGCGTAGCTTGGCGCATCAAAAGACGACAATCGGGGAGGCGTCGAGTTTTCTTCTTCTCCAGGCAATGTCAACTGAGTGGCACAACGAGAGTTTTGCGATTCATCGCAATCGCCCGCTTCAACAGCCAATTGATTTTTGGGAACATCTTCATCCTGCGGTGACGCTTCGTTGTGCGATTCTTGCATTATCATCTCAATCCACTGCTGGCGAGTAATGAGCACTTGCCGGGGCTTCGAGCCTTCATATGGGCCGATAATGTGGAGTTGTTCCATTTCGTCCATGATGCGGGCTGCTCGTGCATAGCCCAATTTGAATCGCCTCTGCAGAAGGCTAGTAGACGCCTGTCCCACGTCGATGACAACCTCTACAACCGCTTTGAGCATTGGGTCTTGGCTATCATCATATTCCACTTCTTCACTCTGCACCGGCGCAGCATACCTATTAATCTCTTGAATAAAACTCTCACTATAATTTGCGGCTGATTTCCCTTTGATTTCTTCCAGCAAATTATCAATAGTGGAATCTTCTTTAAAAACTGTTTTTACCAGCGCACGCGGAAATACTCCAGCCGAGTAAAATATTGCTTCGCCTTCATTGAGGAGTTTTTCAGATACCGTACCTCCCAAAATTTTTTTGCTATCGCTCTTTTCGGGCATCCTAAAACATAACTTACTCGGGAACTGTGACAAAAAATTTTTGCCCGGTACACTTTGCGTGGTTAGCAGAAGATGTACTCCCGCCGATCTACCAGCCTGCGTAATGCGCTCTATGTAACCTTCTGCTTCATCTCTATGTGCCGTTAAAACAATATCAAAACTATCAGCTATGACAAGAATATGAGGCATCAACTCGGCCCCAGAAACTTCGTTCACTGCCTCATTATAACTTTCAATGTTCCGTACTTTAATTTCGGCAAAAAGCTCATACCTTTTTTCAATTTCTACAGCTAAAGCAGCAAGTACGCCAATTGCTTTCGTATAATCCTTTACGACAGGCATCAGCATATTTTCAACGCTGTCATATCCCGAGTACTCAACACCTTTGGGGTCGATTATTATAAGTTTAAGCAAATCGCCTGGACAAAGTTCAAGTAATTCCACTAAAGCGCTGCGCAGAAATGTAGACTTTCCGCTTCCAGATGCGCCGGCAATAAGCAGATGGGGAGAACGAGTAAATTCCCAATAAACCACCTGCTCAGGGCCATTGATGATTGTTCCAATGGGAAACAGTAGGGGGGCGCGCTCCAATGTATGCTCCATGTAGTGCGGCCTCCTTAAAACTTAAACTGAAACCAAATAGGGGTTTTTGAGTTCTTCCTGTATGTAAGGCAAATAGCGGTGCACCAATTCCAGCTCCTGCTCACCCATGTGATACCATCGCTTGCGCTGCATCTCCCCGATACGGTGCCGCGCTGCCGCGCCCGACACCATAAACCAATCAGACACCTCATGCTGCACCAGCCATCCATTCCGGCTCCACAGCTCCATCATAATGCATTCAGGCATCAGCAGCTGCGCAGCAAACCAGTCCGCTTCATTTTCCTGCTGAACGCCACGCTGCTTATGGCCAAGGTAAACATGTCCCAACTCATGTGCAATTGTAAAACGGCGGCGGCCAACGGGCAGAGCATGGTTGTAAAGAACAAGACATCCCGGCCCTACGGGCACGCTGGTACCGTCCAAAAACTGTCCTCGGCTTTTAAATTCCGAGAGAGGCATTCCCGTTTTTGAACAATATCCCTGTATTGTATCCATCAGAATCGAAGCGCCTGCGAACACCATGCCCTGTAAATCAGTAGCCAACGAATTGATGTTCTGCTGAAGTAAAAGCCATGTAGCTACGCATTGCGCATCAGCGATAGTCATCCGGGTCAAGCCCCCGTGCTCTCAAATATATATCAAGGGTATCCTCAAAGTTTTTCACAAGCCGATTGTAATCTTCTTCAGGCAATTGCGACGCCATGCGCGTCAAAACCACTATATCCCGTTGCCGTGCATCCTGCGCGGTGGCGGGATTATTTTTTTTGCCTTCTGACGGATCATCTGTTTCTCCCAGCAGATAAGCGGGGGTTGTGTGGAGTGCGGAAGCCCAAGTTTCAACGGCATCCAGAGGAATCGCTATCCCCTTGTTTTGACTATCTGCAATATACGAGTTCTTCTTTCCGACGATATTACACAAGTGCGTAATGGTCATTCCTTGTTTTTTTGCAAGGGCTCTTAATCTGTCGAAATTGAACATAATTACCCACCAATCATTGTACAATGCAACAAATATCTAGCTTATCCTAGAATAACTCTTGAAATTCTAGGTTTTGCTAGATATACTAAGAATGTCCCCTCAAAAAGGGAACAAAAAACCAGCCTTACATGGAGTATGCCCCAAGAAAAGGTGTTTTGCGTATTAAATTGAATGTAGCAACTTCAAATTACCACAAAACGCCAAAAAAAGCAAGGCATACTCCATGAAAAGGCAACAAAAAAGCCGAAAAAATCGACATTTAAGGAGGTGGAACAATGCCCCTGCACACCGTAGAGGAGGCCGCAGAATTGATGAAGGTCTCCCCCGACACTGTCCGGGAGTGGGTACGCAGCGGCCGCCTGCGGGCCAGCAAGTTGGCAGGCTCAAAAACGCTGCGAATCAGCACGGATGACATCATGGCGTTTTACGATGCAAATGAAACCCGGGCCAAAGAAGAAAAAACACATGCTTAAAAGGAGGATATCATGCGCCTGATCGTCAGCCGGGAAACCGGAGAAATATTGGACGTTCTGGAGCCTGCCTCCGCCGCAGATTATGCCGCGTTTCATCAGTTTCTCGCCGATCAGGTGCGCCGTGAGATTTTGCGAATCGGCCGGGAACATTTGGATGGCATTTGCAGGAAAGCGAGGGTAGCACATGAATCATCTGATACTTAGAATGACTGCCGTAACCGCGGCGATTCTTTCCATTGCCGTTTTAGATGGTATTGTGAGCGGACAGACGGCCCCCTGGACAGGATTGTTCACCGTCGCGGCGCTGCTCGGCATTGCAGCATGGAGCTACAGCAAACAGACCAAAAGAGAGGCGCCCGCCCGTGCTGCGAACACGGACAAGCGCCAGGCGGTCAAGTTGAACCCTACGACCGCCTCCATTGTAACACATCAAGGAGGTATACATCAATGAGAGTTATTACATTACGCCCGGGCGAGGCCCCGAAATTTAACGATATCCCGGCGCTCTTGGACACCACCGAAGCAGTGCAGCACTTTTGCGGCGGCGATATCTGCGAAAACCGAATCGGATCCAGCGGAATTTTCGCCATCACCAGCGGCGAGATATCGCCCGAAGACATGCCGATATCGTGCATGATCCCAGAAATGGACATGCTCCTGCGCGGGCCGGTCGTGTTCTGCAGGCGCTGCGGCCATGAGCTTGCAGCAGTGTATGAGGACGATTTAAAGGCCGTGAAGAAGTCCATCGTCCTGCCCGGGGGTGACTGGTTTTGAACCGATACCTCTGCAAGTGCGGCCGGGCGGTAAATAAAAGCACAAATGCCGACAACACGGGGAACCGGGAGACAGATGGCTGCGAGGGCTGTCCGTACCTGATGCCTTGGGGGCCGACGCAATGGGATACCACCCGGCATGCAGTCGTTACCGACGTAAAAGGGTATGAATGCCGCA